GAGAAAGATACAAAACTTTGAATGGGACAGAAATTACTGATTTAGATTACATTGCGAGTTGTCTGAAAAAATTCGGTGGTATCCATAAATTACCATATGCTTGGATTCTTAAGTTTGGCTCAATATGGCACAGATATAAAGTTTACAAAGAAACTAATGTTGATATCTTGAGTGCTGTTTGGAAAAACTTTGAATATGTTGACAACTATGACCCGATAACAAAATCAAAAACAAAGTTATATACGTTTGACACACCAATACCAAACTCCGACGGACAAGTTGTTGAGAACAAGATTGCTTTACAAACAACATCACCTGAACAAAACACTATCGTTACAGGATTTTACCCAGGTCTAATTAATACATTTAGTTATTTTTACAATGGAAAAGATTTATACTCTTCCTATACCAACAAAGAAATACAGGTCAGTGTTGCAAATGGATTAAAAGTTTTCAGTTTAGACAGCTCAACAATCAACGGAGTTTTACAAAACGATGTCTCTACAACCGTACAACCGTTCTCCACACTTTTACCAGAAATTATTGAAAGTTCATTCAATAGTGATAATGTTTGTGTTGGGGATTTCCCCGAAACAGGGTACTATGTGTTACCTTCTTTCGGTTCGGTAATTAATCAAGCACAATCTGAATGTATTGATGACCAAAATAAAACCTTGGTCAATCTTACAGACAACGAATCTTTGTTCAATGGGTCTGTAAGGATGTTATGGGCGGCCCCAAATTACGGGTATTTTGAAAACTTCACGTTAAAAAAACCTGGTCCAGACAGTTACATGAACTTTATTGAACCAACCTACATCAATCAAGCCCCTTTCACAATACTTTCAGGACTTACCTATAGTAAAATAGATGAGGTATTTTCAGTGTTTGATTCCAAAATTCTAAATAAATTCGAAGAAGAGTTTTTGAATTTTTCCAAAGCAGCTAATAACATGAACGTTCCTGTTCAAATTGTATCTATTGGTCAGAGTCTTTCGGACCCCGAGGCAATTTTTACAAATTTTCAAGCTTTCTTTAAATCAACTATGAAAGTGAAGTCCCAGGATAAAACCCAAAGTTATGAGGACTATTTTGAAACAGTGGTGAATGGACAGATTGAAAACTTTACAAACAATATTGAGAATTTCTTGGAGTACGATAAGCTATTCAGGTTTGGTAACCCAAGTTTTTACCAAAGAAGAATTTGGAACTCCTATATTGAAAACACGGTAGACCCAATACAATTTGAAGCATATGAAAAGGGTTCATTACCGACAGCGGCAGGAACAACCACACTAATTCAAAGTAGGACTAGGTATCCGCAAGAATGGCGAACTTTGGAGATTGAAGTTGGGTTTTCTGAAATTCCCGCCTTGAGGTACACCTCAAGGGGTTCATACATTACTGATTTCTTTGTGGATAATAATATTAAGTTCACGGTTGACAATATTTTCTTGTTAGCTCCCATTATAAAAATGTATGCCACGTATAAGCTCAATAACAGAACTGCAGCTAATTCATCTACATTTAAAAGAGAATTAACAACTTATATTTCAAACTGTGAAAATTTTGGAAATCAGTTTCTTAATGATGTTCTCACGAGAGTAAGGAAAGAATTACCAGAACAATTCGAAGTTCCCGAAAGAGCAATACAAAGTGTTTTCGAAGGACAACAAAGTAAGGTTGAAAACTATGAGGTTTTCAAAGCCCTTAACGATAAGTGGATTGCTGGAAGTGATTACAAAAACAAAACGTTGTTCGAGGATATGATGTTTCTCGACAGGGCGTCAAGAAACATTGGTGATATCATACTATTAGATATATTCGATTTGAAGAATATATTGAGTAAAAACTCACTGAACATGGAGATGAGTGTTTATACGTTCTTAAGTTCCATATTGATAAAAAATAACTTTGTTGTGATGCCTCTACCAGCATATGTTAATTTTTATAATGTTCAAGATGTTACAAGTATATCAGCCAACAGAACGGAAAGTTCACTAGAATTTGCCAACAATATGTGGGGGACTTTTCTGAATGTTGATTATAGAAATTCAGGTCCGAAACTTATTGCGTTCTATAGTGGTAAACCCTCGTCTTACCTTGACTTACCCAAAGGGAATTTCAGATTCAGAGACGATGCTTTCGAAATGAGAAGAGCTTCAGAAAATCCTTTAATTGAAAACTTGAAAGATAAAAAAGATTATGCCTTATCTAACAGATGTGTAGGATTTAACGTCGACATTGGAACAAGAAATCAAAACATATTTTATTCTTTTCAAGTAGGACAAGAGTCGGGAAAAGCAACATCCGAATCAATTAATACCCAACTGAATATTGTAAACCAAGCGAATGGAACTAACACCGCAACACAAAACGTGAGTCTTTATAACTTGTATAAACAAAGAAGTTATGAGTGTACAATTCAATGTTTTGGTAACGCTCTTATTCAACCGACGATGTATTTCAATTTGAGACACGTACCGATGTTCAACGGACCGTACATGATTACCGAAGTGGCACACACGATAAATTCAGGAAATTTTGAGACCACATTCAAAGGTATAAGACAAGGGATATTTGATTTACCGGCAATTGATAATTTCTTACAAAGTTTAAATAAAAATTTGCTCACAAAAATAGAGCAGATTGTAACGACTAAAAAAGAGAATACAAACTTACCACCGACAACAGATAATCAAAAAGCAGCACAAGTTGTACAAAGTGCCGACAATACATTAGCTGCACCAAATACTTGTGAAACTCAAGTGCTACAAAGATACAAAGACCTACAATTTACTGCAACCCAAGGAACACCAACAAATAAAAACAAACAGGAATTAGCGGATGCAATAAAAAGGCTTATACCAAATAGCGAGATTTTACAATTTATCATCTACAATATTTGTTATGTAAGAACATTCACAAAAAATAATAATGGGGATGATGGTGCTTTCAAATCATTCGACAATAACTTTGCCACGATAACTTTGGATTATGATTATGGTCAGGCTGGTGATGAGCTGTTTACAAGGACTTACTGTTGTGTCAATCTTGGTAAAACACTTTCTACTGTTCCCAATCCATTACCTGTTGTAAGTTTTTCTGATTTGGATAAATTTATCCTTTTCATGAAGAGTAGATTGGAAGGGAATATACAGAGAATTGCTCAACTTGGAGGTCTTGTAAAATACTATGTTTGTTATTGGCCAAACTCCAACGTATCACCAGAATATTTCGACAAAAATCCGAAGGAATTTATTGATGTCACTAACTCTTTCCTCAAGGCTAAACAATCTGCAGAATCAGTAGGTTTGAAAGATTATGATTCGGGTGCTAACACGAGCGGAACATCAGGAACAAGCGGAACATCAGGAACAAGCGGAACATCAGGAACAAGCGGAACGTCAGGAAAAAGCGGAACTTCAGGAACAAGTGGAACGTCAAATACTTCAGGTATAACTTGTCCACCTCCCGTGGTGGTTTCATTCATACCTTCTTCGGGTATTGAAAACACAATAATCAAAGTCACGGGGGTAAATTTCAAAAAACTTAAAAATGTGAAGGTCAATGGTAGTACGATATTATCAGACCAAGTTTCTGTAAACAATGAGGGAACTTTAATTACATTTACTTTACCGAGACCGGTACCTCCGCTAACCACACAAACAAGAACGAAAATTTTTATTGAAACAGAGTATGGTATCGGGACAAGTGTAAGCGACTTTATATACAATCCCGCACAAACGAATCCTGGCGCTCCATCATCTCAAGTAAGTAGTAACCAAACACCAACCCCTGTATTATCACAGTCATCATCTAATATTGCAGCCCAAACAAATAATCAAATTGGTTCAACAAGACCCAAAACAATTATAACTACATCTCAAGATGGAGGTCCATCAGGATTACAAACACTATCCGCACAAATAAATTCAGAGACACCGCTTTGGGTTTTCAGAAACGGATTCACTTTATCGTATACAATCTATAAACAACAGTCAGTTGGTGTAGGTAGGTTTACGTATTCATTTCAAACTTTAGGTCCAAAAAAATGGATTATAGTGTACGAGAATGGAAATAAAATATTTGAAGGTGATGAAACAATTTCGGTTAGCGAAGCAGCGTTAATACAAGAAGCTAAATTGGCACTAGTAGGTACCTATGGGACAGGTGTTAATTCTATGACTTTGGTAACTCAAGAAAGTTCCAGTTCATCTAGAGAAGTAATAGTAAAACAAAATGAAATCCAATTGGTTGGTTACTTGTCTACAGACAGAAAAACTTTCTCAATGTCAAGACAAGATATTATTAACAGTATTGGTTCAGATTCCTCATTACTTGAAGTCGGAAGTAAATTAGTTCTAAAGGCTACTGTCTATGCTCAAGAACCAAACAGTGCTACTCCTGACACAACATATCTTCCTGGAACTATAGTTTATTAATTTATATCTTTTCAGTATATTTATATGAAAAGAATTTTATGGATTTAAAATCAAAATTAGATTCCTACCTCGGAAAGTCGGTAAGATATTCTGAACAAGACAATGGGGACGGTACAAGAGAAGTGTGTGATTTGGACACAGGGGAATGTTACGTTGTTAGAGACAGAGATGGTCTTATTGAAAGAGCGGGACATCAACACCTTCTCAATAGAAAAGTTAAAGTTGAAACCGTACATGGGATAAAACAACTTTTAAACGGATAATCAAATGAGTTTAGATAAAAAAATATTAAGTGAAATAGAAAGATATAGAGATATCAACAAGTATATCATGGAACAAGTTGCAGACCCTGCAGCTGCAGTTCCTCCCCCACCACCTACTGACCCTGCAGCGGGTGCGTTACCTCCACCTCCTGCAGGAGACGCGGGTGCACCACCAGCTCCAGCACCAACAGGTGCTGAACCGATTGATGTTGAAAATGACCCAGATGTTGAAAAAATTGACGACGAGGGTAATTCAGAGGAGAAAGAAGAGGGTGGAGTTGAAGAGATGGATATTACAGAATTAGTCGATTCTCAGAAATCTATTGAAAAGAAACAAGAAGAGTATTTCCAAAATTTATTCAATCAAGTTTCAAGTCTCGAATCGAAGTTATCCGAGATGGATGCAATAATGAATAAGCTCAATACACTCGAAAACAAAATTGAAAAGTATAGACAAAAAACACCTGAAGAGAGATTGGAATTGAGAAGTTATGATTCGGCACCATACAATCAAAAGTTATCAGATTTCTTCACAGACAAAAAAGCTGAAATGGAACTCACAGGAAAAAAAGATTACGTTTTGACACCTGAAGATGTTACAGATGCAAATATGAATGATATAAAAAAATCATTCCAACCAGAAGAAGAAAACGAAATGTTATAAAATAAGAGGGACCATTTGGTCCCTTTTTTATTTGACATATAGGGAATTCCCAATTATATTTTATAAACAATTAAATTCAAAACAATGAGTAATGTATTAGACGCCGTATTGGCACAGTATGAAAAAAATCAATCGGGCGGGGCCCAATCGAAAATGTCGCAAGACGAAAGAATGAAAAAGTATTTCGCTTTAATCCTTGGTGATAAAGAGAAATCAGGACAAAGAAGAGTAAGAATTCTCCCAACAGCGGACGGTTCTTCACCTTTCAAAGAAGCTTGGTATCATGAAATCCAAGTCGGTGGTCAATGGCAAAAGTTCTATGACCCAGGAAAGAACGACAACGAACGTTCACCGCTCAATGAAGTTTACGAAGAACTTATGAGTACAGGTAAGGAATCCGATAAGGAACTTGCAAAACAATATAAGTCACGTAAGTTTTATATCGTTAAAGTTATCGACCGTGATAACGAACAGGACGGACCAAAGTTTTGGCGTTTCAAACACAACTATAAGAATGAAGGAATTCTTGATAAGATTATTCCAATTTGGAGAAACAAGGGGGATATCACAGATGCAGAAAATGGTCGTGACCTTGTAATTGAATTGGCTAAATCCAAAACTCCAAAGGGAAAAGAGTATACTACAGTTTCAGCGATTATGTATGATGACCCAGCTCCTGTACACACAGACAAAGCACAGGCAAAAGAGTGGTTGGAAGACGAGTTGACTTGGACAGACGTTTATAGTAAAAAACCTGTAGAATACCTCGAAGCAATTGCAAGAGGAGAAACTCCAAAGTGGGATAGTGAAAAGGGAGGATATGTTTATGGAGATTCAACTGAATCCGAAGAAACAATTGGTGGTTCCAAACCATCAAAGAAGTTTGAAGACCCTCAAGCAGATTCTGAAGTAGACAGTGATTTACCATTTTAATTTAATAACAAGGGCGGTGAATAGCCGCCCTTCTTTTTTTTATGACTTTTAAAGAAGAAATAGAATTACAATTACGAGATAATAAAATTCTCACCTATGAGATTTTGAGTGCATTGAAAGAAAAAAGTTATGCATCTGGCAGAGCTAAACAAATCGGTGATACAGTTTTGTTTGGAATGTTAAAGGAAGAATCTGATGAAGGAGAATTGAATTTAAGATTGGTAACTTTTCATGAGGAAGAATTAGGTACTTTATACGAAGAAGACACAAATTTTTATAGTTCCGAAAAAAGGAACAAACTACCGATGATTAAAATTATAGAAGATGGCAATTAAAAAGAACGATTTTAGTAACTTAAAGAAGAAGTTCTCAACTTCAGCGAAATACAAACCCCAAAGATTTTTGGACCTTGGTTCAGACTTTTTGGATGCGGTAGGTCTTCCTGGCCCAGCAATTGGACACATCAACATGTTCTTGGGTCACTCCGATACAGGTAAAACAACTGCGGCTATCAAAGCGGCGGTTGATGCACAAAAAAAGGAAATTCTTCCTGTTTTTATTATAACAGAACAGAAATGGAGTTTCGACCACGCAAAATTGATGGGATTTCAATGTGAAGAAGTTGTTGACAAGGAAACAGGAGAACTTGACTGGGATGGATTTTTCTTATTCAATAATAATTTTAGTTACATCGAACAAATAACAGACTACATCAACGAACTACTTGATGCTCAAGAAAAAGGTGAGTTGAATTATAGTCTTTGTTTTATATGGGACTCGGTAGGTTCTGTACCTTGTAAGATGACTTTTGAAGGTAAAGGTGGTAAACAACACAACGCTTCGGTATTATCAGACAAAATTGGTATGGGCATCAACCAAAGAATTTCAGGTTCAAGAAAATCCGACAACGAATACGAAAATACTCTCATCATCATAAACCAACCTTGGGTGGAACTACCTGATAATCCATTTGGACAACCAAAGATTAAAGCTAAAGGTGGGGAATCGGTTTGGTTAAACTCATCACTTGTTTTTTTATTCGGAAATCAGAAAGGTGCTGGTACCACAAAGATTACTGCAACAAAAGACAAACGTTCTGTAAAGTTTGCGGTGAGAAGTAAGATTTCGGTTATGAAAAACCACATCAACGGACTTGGGTTCGATGATGGAAAAATTATCGTAACACCACATGGATTTTTAGCGGGTAAAGATTCTTCTGAAGAAAAGGCTTCGATTGAGGCATACAAAAAAGAGCACGCTGATTATTGGAAAGACATTATTGGTAGTGAAGGTGATTTCACACTTACAGAAGAAAAAGAAGATTGATTGTTCACCCTTAAATTGAATACGTGACAAAAACATTGTTGGTGGATGGGGATAACCTATTCAAAATCGGATTTCACGGGGTTAAGGAACTCTACAGTGACGGTTCCCATATAGGTGGGGTATACCACTTCATAAATACACTTCGTCGATTCTTGGAGGAACACAATCACGATAAAGTGGTTGTCTTTTGGGATGGCAATTCAAATTCATCCATGAGGAAATCTATTTACCCTCAGTACAAGGGTAACCGTAGGCAGGATATGAATGAGTACAAATACGAATCTTACTTGCAACAAAAGGCGAGAGTGAAGATGTATTTGGAGGAGGTTTTCGTTAGACAAGTTGAAATGACCAACAATGAAGCCGACGACTTGATAGCATATTACTGTAAAGTTGCAAATGATGAGAAAATAATTATCTTCTCTGCAGACAAAGACTTGACCCAACTCATATCGGAAAGTGTGACAATTTTCTCGCCAATTACAAAGACCTATTATAAGAACGGAGATAAGATTACAATCAATAAAGTTTCCATACCTCACAGTAACGTCACAATAACCAAAGTATTCACAGGAGATAAGTCTGATAACATCGATGGAATTGAAGGATTGGGTGAAAAGACCTTGGTTAAACTTTTTCCGGTTATGCTTGAAAAAACCTGCACAATCGAAGAAATTTTAGGTTATGCCCGAAAAAATGAGCAAAAGAAAAAACCAAAAGCATTGGAAAATATTTTGACTGGACGCACCAAAAGTGGTATACTTGGAGAACAGTTCTACAGTATTAATAAACAAATTGTCGACCTAAATAACCCACTCATTACGGACGACGGAAAAGCCTTGGTAGAACAAATTCACACCGACACAATTGACCCCACAGACAGAGGCTATAAAAACTTGATGAGACTAATGATGGAAGATGGTCTTTTCAAATATCTCCCCAAGAACGATGAGGCTTGGGTTAACTTCCTCAAACCATTTTTAAAACTTACAAGAAAAGAAAAACGAAACACAAACAAAAACTAAAAGTTATGAAAGAACAAGACAGTACGAAGATGGAGTTTTTACTCACCCTTAATGACAACATTGTTGTTCAAAGATTCTTCAATGTCAGAGGATATAATCCTCAAGCAAAAAACTCAATTGAGTTCTACGAATTCATCAAATCCTTAAAGGACGAACTTCAATATTATTTGAAGATGAAAACTGTTGTTTACATGATGGACAACATGGAAGCAATTAATCATGACCCTAAAATTATGGAGACTTCTTTTACAGAGGGTCCTGAATACTTTAACATTTATGTTAAGGTTGGAGATACGACACTTTGTCATAGAATCTTCGACGGAAAAATGTTCCCACCAAAAGTTCGTTATACAGTTGACGTAAGACCATTTTTAAAAGAGGTACTTCGTGAGTTGACTGACATTTTTTCAAAAACAAAATTAAATTACCAATACTGCGAATTTGATTTAAGCGCATGAGTATTTAGATATGAGAGGGGAGTCAAAAAAATATATGGTAAAGAATTTCGATTATTTGGGTAACACGTTTCAAATTCAGTTGTTAAACCAAATCATAGAGGACAAGGATTTTGCATCGTCGATTATAGACGTGATTGAGCCTTCTTACTTCGACAATAAGTATTTCAAAATCATTCTACAAATGGTTAAGGAATATCATAAGAAGTATGAGTCATCACCAAACTTTGAAACCCTTTCACAAATTGTAAAGTCAGAGGTTACTCAAGAGATGGTTGCTAAAATCGTTTTGGACACCCTGAAACAAGTTAAAGACGCTCCATTCGAAGGCTCACAATTTGTTCAAGAAAAAGCTTTGAAATTCTGTAAACAACAAGAGTTACAGAAGGCCATGGACAAGGCTAACAAAATTATAACTGAAGGGGATTTTGAGTCCTATGATAAAGTTGAAGGTTTAGTCAGGGAAGCTTTACAAGTCGGACAAAGTGATAAAGGGTTATCTGATATCTTCACAGGTTTAGAAACAGTATTGGAAGAAGATTACAGACATCCAATTCCAATGGGTATTGCGGGAATTGATAGATTACTCAAAGGTGGACTTGCTAAAGGAGAGATTGGGGTAATTCTCGCACCGACAGGTGTTGGTAAAACAACGATTCTAACAAAAATTGCCAATACGGCTTTCAATATGGGATACAATGTTCTTCAAATATTCTTTGAGGACAATCCAAAAATAGTTCAGAGAAAACATTTCACAATTTGGACAGGTATCCCACCAGACGATTTGGCAAACCACCGTGAGGAAGTGATGGGTAAGATTACAGAAATCCAAGAGACCATGAAAAACAGGTTGGTCCTTAAAAAATTGGCTTCTGATACCATGACCATGGGGCAAATTAAAAACCAAGTCAGAAAAATGATAGCTGATGGTACAAAAATTGATTTAATTCTTTTGGATTACATTGATTGTGTTCTACCTGAACAAAGTGCAAAAGACGAGTGGAAAGCTGAAGGTTCGGTTATGAGAGCATTTGAGGCAATGTGTCATGAACTAAATATGGTTGGATGGACAGCGACTCAAGGAAATAGAAGTTCTATATCTTCAGAGGTTGTAACGACAGACCAAATGGGTGGTTCAATTAAGAAGGCTCAAGTAGGACACGTGATTATCACGGTTGCCAAAACCTTACAACAAAAGGAGTTAAACTTGGCTACGATTGCCATTACCAAATCTAGATTAGGTAAAGACGGAGTTGTTTTTGAAAACTGTAAATTCAACAACGAGTTACTCGAAATAGACACCGAAGCTTCGGTAACATTCTTGGGCTTTGAGGAGCAACAAGAAGAAAGAAAAAGAGATAGAGTTAAAGAATTATTAGAGAAGAGAAAACAAAGAGAACAGTCTCAAAATAACTCGTAATTAAATATCTACTTTTTCTAAAAAAAACTTATTTTTTTTTATTAAATCTGTAGGTCGCTTTACCTCCGACCTCATATTTATCTTAAAAATCAACGATTTTTTGATAAAAAAGTTATATCTTTAAAAATTACAAAA